ATCATACGCCTGAGAAATTGGATATTAGATGGCACTTGTTCGATCACGAAAAATCATTTAATCACATCAAGTTCAAGCCAGAATATATTTTTCATCTTGCGGCAAAACCAAGTGTGCAGTGGAGTGTCGAGAATCCCTCTGAAGCGCTAGCACATAACGTTATGGGCTCTTCTAGAGTTCTAGAATATGCCAAGTTAGTCGGAGCGAAAAGAGTTATATTTGCCAGCTCTGCAGCGGCTAACACGCCAAGTAGCCCATATGGGGTACACAAAAGGATGACTGAGATGGAGTGTGAGATATACTCTAACTTATATGATCTGGATGTAGTTTCTCTAAGATATTTTAATGTATATTCTGAAGATCAAAAATATGGTGGGGCTTATTCAACTATAATTTCTGCTTGGTTAGAAAAAATAAGAAACAATGAGCCACTAAGATTGGATGGAGACGGCTCTCAAACTAGAGATTTCATTCATGTTGATGATATAGTTTCTGCTAATATACATTGCATGCATCACGAAAAAAATTTTAATGGCTTAGTTTGTGATATAGGAACTGGGGTATCTCACCCAATATCTTATGTAAAAAATTATTTTGATAATGTGTTTGAGGTTACTTGGGACATGCAACCAGACAGAATCGGTGATATTAAGCACTCTAAAGCTGATACGAACACAATAGAAAACCTTGGCTGGACAGCACAAATTAGTTTGAAAACCGGACTCAGAAGGTGTGTGGCCAATGTCAGTTGATAAAGAAATATTAGTTGGTGATTTGGTAAAGTGGTTTGAAACTTATGCTGATATTAATATTGTAAAAGACTGCGGTTCTGGTACGGTTATTAATAAGCAAAAGGTCACCAATCCATATGACCCGTATGGAACTATGAGATATAGGGTATTTTGTCATAAATTAAATGACGTTAAATGGTTTGTTAAACCATACATTGAAAAACATATAGGAGAATAACATGTCTAACAATGAAAACAACGTAAACACGCTTAAATTGTCTAATCAAGCATTAGGATCAGTAATGATGGCACTTCAAGAATCGCTACTGAATGAAATGGATATAGTGCCGATTTTAAAAGGTTTTGAATTAGTACAAACTGATGAAGGACTAGTAGTAACTAATCCACCAACTGTTAGGGTTTCAAACGAACAACAAATAACTGAACAAGACTTACTCAACATGGTAGAATAATTAAGTAATGCCTCGATACTTATATTTTTGTGAAGATTGTAATAAAGATTTTATCACATTTCATGGCATGAATGATATACAACAAAATTGTAATTTGTGTAAATCAACTAAGATCAAAAAAATGCTGACCAAGCCTATTCATTTTGACAAAAAAAAGAGTGCTTCGACTGGAGAACTGACTAAAAAATTCATCGAAGAAAACAAAAAAGTATTAGAAGATTTAAAAAACGAGATTACCCAAAATGAATGAACTAGAAATAATATTATCAACTGCTCTGACATTTAGTATATTGTTTAATATATTTGTTATCATATACGCAAGATCTGCGATATCTAGGTTGTTATACGTTTCAGGCGAATTAGGTGATCTAAGAGATATGATTGTATCATTTTCTAACCACATCTCTTCTATTTACGAAATGGAAATGTTTTATGGAGATCAAACTTTAGAGGATTTAATGCAGCACGCTAAATCTTTTAATGAACAATTAGAAACATTTGATTTTATATATTCATTGACTGAAGATGGGGCATTAGAACAAGGAAGCGAAGAAATTGACATCGAAAACAACACAGACCCAGCAGAAGCCTAAAGTCGTACGTAGAAGAAGAAAAAGAAGTAAAAGTAAAAAGAATCATTACTTTACTCAAGTGCATGAAGATGCAATTATTAGATATACTAATACAAACTGCATAAAAGAAAGAACACACCTGTATGTAACATATATTCAGCCGGCGCTTGGAGAGATGGTTGATAAAATTGTATTTACCTATAAGTTTACAAATCTGCCGAATATTGATTACCTGCGAGATGAATGCAAAATATGGCTCATGACAATTTTGGATAAATATAATCCAAGCAAGGGCTCAAAAGCATTCTCGTATTTTTCAGTAATTACAAAAAATTGGTTTATCAATAAAGTTAAAAAGCAACAAAAACAACGCGAAAGAGAGGTTGATTTTGACAATATTGCCAAACACTATGAAGAAGAATTTCTTTCCACTAATGAGTCATATCTAACAGAAAGAGAACATGAAGAGTTCTGGTCCCATTTTTACTCAGAGATTAAATCGTGGGATGAGAGCCAAATGAAAGACAACGATCTTAAGGTTTATAAAGCTATAAATATCCTATTTGAATCCAAAGATGATATTGAAATTTTTAATAAAAAGGCTATTTATCTATACTTGCGTGAGATAACTGGCTTGAATACAAAACAGATAGTTAATTCACTCAAAAAGTTTAAAAAGAAATATTATTCTTTTAAGACTGACTGGGAAAGTGGTAATTTATGAGTGACAAAAAAGATCTTGATAGCTTGATAGGTGAAGCGTTAGATAACATACGAAATGATAGAAAATTGGCTCGGGAATTTTTGAATGAAATTGCAAATCAAATTGCTGTTGATGCCGATAACAACAGAGGATTGAGCCCTGTTGCGGCAAAGCATATTGAAACTATGCAACGCTCGAACGAGCAGCTTGTAAAAATTATTGGATTAAAATCTAAAAATCAAGAGCAATCACTTGAATTAACTGAAAGCGATAAAAAACAAATATATGATTTACTTCAAGGAGAAGAAGTCTCATGATTCAAGATTTAAAAAATGCCATAGGTTTAGATAACCTACCAGATTTTATAAATGATGTAAAAGGTTTCTTCAGTTCTGCTTGGGAAGCAATATTTGATCCAGACAGCTTTGAATCAGATCAGTTCCCAGCAATTATAATATCTAAACCGGGTCAGATATCTCCAGCAGAATATACAGCACTTGGGTATTCAGATGGTGATATCCCGTCTGATGTCAGTTTACAAAAATTTAAAGTTCGTATTATTAACACTGATATGAACCCCCATGCGGTATTGACTGATCCGTGTGATATAACCACTGCACTTGATAAGTGCGTACAAAACGCTGTTGTGGCCACACACACAACAATTGCTGCACCAGCACATTTGGTTAAGGGTGCTACACTCGGTTCATTTGTCACAATTAGATTAGACAAATTACCTAATAAAACTTTTAACATTCATACAGGCCATTTAGTTGAAGTAAAACAATACAATAATTCTGGACATAATATTTTATCACAAGAAGCTTGCGATTCTATCTCAAACATGTTTATAGAAAGTAATAAAGTTACTGAGTTGCCTCCACCGATAGAAATTCAAAGTGAATATGCGGTATATGCAGAACAATATGATGCCCTAAAAGGCTATCCACGCTATTTCAAAAAAGAGAACGAGAAATTTTTTAAAAACTTGAACCCTTACATGGCCATGGTTGTTAAAGCTTGGTTTTATCTGTGTTACACAAAACTTGGATATTCTGGAATTATAACTAGCGGATTTCGAAGTCAAGCAGATCAAACTAGATTATACAATGCCTATATTGCAAGAGGCAAAACTGGATTACCAGCTGCAAAATATGTTGCTTATCATGGAGCAAAAGTTGCTGTAGATCTAAATTTTAAATTTCCAGCAAACGCCGCAGCAAGTTTAAACGCTGCCGGTGCTACCATGCTTGGTTCTGTGAAGGGGATGAAAGACCAAGGCATAAAACAAACTAGAGATCAAAATAAAAACATGTGGCAATTATCAGGAGTGGTGCAATTAGCTATGGCGCTTGGTTTAGAATGGGGTGGAAATTGGACTGGTAGAATGTATGATCCAATTCATTTTCAAATATCTGCTGGTGAAATTGGTTATACAAGAGAGCAAATATTAGCCGCGGCACGCAGCGGCGAAGAACTATCTATTACAGTAACGACAAAAACATCGGATGAATCTGATCCGAGTGTTTTGCCCAATGATGATACGGACATTAATTCAGATTTAGGAGTCTCGGCTACTGACGCCGGCGATTATTTGGGAGATGCTCTAGAGTCCGAAGTTAATGTACCAATGGGTAGACCACCAACTTCAGATAAGGATGCAACACCAGATGCAATAAAATCGTATAAACCATTAGAAAAAGGTAGAACTGGGCGTTCAAAAGCAACTACTAGTGCAGATTTTCATGATCCGTATTGATAATAAAACTTAAGTTTGATTTAAAAAAAGGATATATTTATTATATCAAGGTAAAAAAATGTCATTTATTAAAGAGATTCAAGCTTTTCGAACAACCAGCAAGCAATCTGAAACATTAGAAGATAAATTCGCACAAGGAAAAAACGTAAACTCAATCCCTGTTAATTCAGGATTGATGGGAACGTTAACTCCTAGACCTAATTTGACATTTAGGCAAGCAGAGAGCAATTCGGTAATACAACATAAAGGTGCCTACATTGTGCTTGGCGGAGATCGCCCGGGCCATGTTGGAACTGGTACCTCCGCTAAAGGTTACACACGCTCTGATGCAATAGATATAGTTGTCGGCCGCGGCGCAAATATTCGTGAAGGCAAAGGCCCACCAGATGGATATATTGTAGGCCCATTACTGAGCAGTGATGCTGCTAGAGTATACATAAGCGAAAGCACTAACATAGACAAAAATTTTGGTTTAGCTTTGACGCCGAGAGAAGCACATGCCGAGAGCAATGACCACCCACTTTCTGGTATTGGAGTTAAAGCTGATAATGTAAGATTAATAGCAAGAAATAATATTAAAATTGTCACAGGAAGAAACCAAGGCTTTGTTGGTGGAGAAGACACAGAAAAAAACGTTTTAGGCGGACGATCACCAGCGGCGGGCACCATATCACTAATAGGCGGTAATTACACCGATTCAGAAGCTAAGATTTTTTCTATTTTTGACCCTAAAGGCCCAATACAGCAAGTGCCCTATCTGCAGCCGGCAATTAAGGGAGATAACTTAGTACATTGTTTAGAGAGTTTATACAACTATGTTGATCTAATTGAAAGCGTTGTATTTAATTTGGCTCTGTCGGAGTTTGGTCTGCATATTTCAAAAGCACTGGATCCCTTTGAATCACCAGTTGGCCGCTTAGCTAATCTCAGGGCAATGAACCAAGAAGTACCATATGTGTTAATGCAAGCATATGAGTCAATGGTTCGCTCAGTTGCAGATCGACAAGATTTTCTAGATTACGGAGGTTCATTACACATTAGAAGTGCAAATGTGTATTTAACATAAATTAAAACTATGGCAGATTCTAAATTTTTAAAATATCAAGATATCGATAGTGACGGATTAATAGACGTTTGCGACGACGATTTAACAACCCCAGAAGCCCCGTGTAAAGGTCCGTGTGTTCCAGATCCATTTTCAATTATAGACGATTGGAAAACACTTGATATTATGCAACCTTTTATTAATACTAGGGTTTGTCACTTTCAAATAACTAAGGTAACTCCTTACACTAGCACAGCTAATCAAAATTTAATTTCTTCAAATGAAGATGGAACATTAGATGATCAAATTGATCAGCAGTTAAAAGAAAAATTTAGAGAATTTGAAGAAGAAGCTATTGAGAATTTACTAGATTTTTGCCCGCTTGGACCAAGGTTAAATAATTTAGAAACAAAAAATATAGTTGCCAATGCAATTGAATACAAAAAATTTGATTTGGCTGTAAACCCCGGTTCTCACCTTAAATTATTGTACTCAGTTCCATTTGATGTTATTTATAATTTAGCTGATGCACCTGAAGCCACTGAACTAGACGAAGGACCTGAAGAGGGAGTAGGTTGGGAAAAGGTTACTTTCAATGCCGAATCTTTAATGACTGATGTGTTGAGAGTTAGAAAGGCTTTGCACTTTTATTCAAAAATGTTAAAAGTTTCAACTGCGATTGGCGAAGGAAACGCTTATTTCGTTGATAGCAATGATGTACCAGTGACTCTCTTTAATTTAGAAGATTATGGTGACCCAGCGTTATTCTCAGAATCGTTAATGTCTAGAATTGTAAATGATTTAAAAAGATTTTTAGCCGCTAAGAACAAAGCACTCCCAGACGGTGGCGTAAAAGGCGACCCATTTGGGCCAATATTTAAAGAAAAGGTTACGAAATTACAACTTAGTTTTAAAGATAAAGAATTAAGAGTCTTAAGGGTGTGGACTAAAGAATGCGGTAATAAACCAACAATATATAATAAAAGATCTGGTTCGTTACGTTCCCTAATGACTTCTGCATCATGGAATGATGAAACGGCAGTTAATTACTTAATAAACTCAAAACAAATGGCCACTTCGCTTGCCGCAAGAGTGCAGATTCCATGGAGAGAGTTCTTAGAAACTCACACCTTCCCAGCAATTAAGATAACCCAGTTTCCTGTCGATAAAACTATTGGATCGTGTATAGGCGATGCTCTCGCAAACGAAGCTAAAGATTTTGGTCAAGATGTATTAGATGAAATATTTGGACTTGGAGATTTGGTAGCGTATTTGTACAATGATACTTTATGTCGCGCAAAACTAGAAGAAGTGTTAAAAGACGACGAAGAGTTTAACAAATACGCACCCTCGGATCCACAGAGTCCGTTCTCTCAGCAAGTTTCAAAAATATTAGCAAGGAATCAAAAGTATAAAAAACTCAAAGCAGATGATGATGTAGTGCTCAGAGCATGTGTGTCGGCACTTTCACCACTTTCAAATAAAGCCAACGCCGCGGCAACTACTATTAGTCGAGGCGATATACCTTATAAGCCAACAACTCCCGGTGATGCAGATGGTAATCTTGATGGTGTTTTTCTAGAAGTATTGAATGATATGAAGCTTTGCGGATTGTTAGACTTCATGTTTGATGCAGTAAAGTGTTTATTTGGAGGTATGACCCTGCAAGACGCTCTGCCAATAATAATTAAAAATGCGCTTGATGTTATGGGTATTGAAAATTTTGGTGAGTTGTTTATAGGGCTGCCACCTGAGAAGCAAGCCGAAATGGATGCTCTTGTAAAGAAAAAAATACAAGATAAGTCTAAAAGAAATGCAATTCGTAGGGCTGGTGGAACCACAACCGATCCAAATCCAATTGACCCAGACGCAGATTTTATAAATGCACCAGTGGATTTACCGCCCGGAAAAGCAGTGGTAAAGGCTGCAGGCAAAGTAGCCGGCGGTGCATTGACATTTTTTAGACCTTGGGAAGATGAAGAAACTATAGCCGCATCTCGAATGGCCGAAAATCCAGCAAACCTTAACGGATACGGCGATGCTCCAAAAGCACCAACCATTGAACAAGTAATGGAAAAGAAATCTGGCTCTGATCGAACTATTTTATCTGAATTAGATTCTAGTAGACAAGTATCTAATACAGCTCCAATTGATACAATAATGACTGCATACATTGAAGCTTTAATGGAGGTTTATTCTGATAATCTAATATTAATCTTAGATGAGTTGAATAATTTCCCCGGTGCACCACTACTCAGAGATTTGATGTCTTTAACTGGATTAATATGTCCACGTCCGCCACTATTCACACCCGGCTTAGATGCATTCATGAAATCAATTGATTTGGCATTTTGTAGAAGAGTTAAAGAAGTAGAAATTCCTAGGATTAACACAGCCGCTTTAGATTTAAAATTAGCATTTAAAAATATGAAAAACGGCATGATGAGAGTTGCAAGATTTTTAATTGGTATGATCATATTAATTGTGGTTAATCAGCTAATAGCGAAAATTTGCGAGATACTAAGCAGGGCTGTTTGCAAGGCCTTAGAGACAACAGGTGATATTCTATTAGGATTGCCTGCTGCCCTATCTGGGCAAGGCCCGGGACTTAGAGAAATAATTAGAGAGAATATATGTGGTGAAGGAGTAGACGATCAAACTATTGACAACACTTTGGTTGAAATGATGGCTGCAATGGCACTTGGGCCCGCGGCGTTTGCCAACAGAGAAAGTACAATACAATTTGCCAACGATCTTTCTTCAGCAGTAACAAGACAAGAATTTTCTGATGCTTTACTAGGTAAGCCTTCGCCAGAATTTTTAGAAGCTGCTGATCAGATGATTGAATTTGTACATACTGATTTTAGGGATGCATTGCCAAATAAAAATTCAATCGCTAGATTTGCAAAAAACATAGGTAACTTTTTGCCATTAGAATACAGGGAAGTCCTATCTCAGTATTCAGACAATGCCAGAGGATTTGATGATGGCATGCCGGCAAATCCATCAATATGCTCATCTCCTGAACAAATAATGAAATTCAGAGAATTAAGATGTGAGTTACTTGGGTCTAGAGTTTCTAAGAAACAATGTGAAGAGTTGTTTTGTGATTTGAGAGATCAAAATAATGATGATTTAGAGTTGGTAACAAAAATATTAGAAGAAGGTATAGGAGAGCACATAGGCAAGAAAATACCTAATTTGATAGCTGAGCCCGGTTGTGATGACGGGCTATTCCCGTTTGAAACACCAGAGATTTTAGATGCAACTACGGGCTTTATGGGCGCAGCACTTGAGTCTTTAGAGATGGACTACTTGGATGATATGTTTGGTAGTGGCTTTACTCTTTTCGGTTCTGGTGATAGGAACTTTGGATTTTTAAATATGGTTTTATGTGATACTAATGGTAACCCGCTTACTAATCATCATCGAAAAGCTAGCAATAGAAAAGCATATGTAAATTTTGCAACAAATGTTGAAAATGGCGGAGAACAAAGTAGAGGATTCTTTAAATTTTTACAGGGTAATGCAGATTTTAGTGCTCAAGAAGGGCAATATCCATATTATGTAGCAGAATGGATGAAGAGACAATTCTTAAACGCTGCCGGTCAGAAAGGTACATTCAGCCCGGGATTTAACAAAATCCAAGCCGGCGGAAAAGATTTAAGTGAGCACATGATATTTTCATCAACAAATACAGCAGTTGGTTTAAAAAACTATAGTATTGATTTAGATGACTTGGGGTATGCCAACATATTTGGTCGACAAGGTATTAGTACGTTTACCGCACCTGACTTTGGCTACAATACAAAATTTGGTGATGTAGACAGGCAAATAGGTGCAGACATAGCAGATGGAATTCTCGATTTAGTTTCCGTAGCTGCATATGGGCCTATTGTTGGCGGACTTATATCAACTGAGGCATCCCCAGAAGGATCAAGTTTAAAAATTCAGAGAATGCCCAGAAAAGGTGATCCAACAAATAGCAGAGCTATTGGTCCCAATGTGTCTAAAAACACCAATGGTGCCGATATTGTATTAAGTTTTAAAGACAATGCTATGGGAACTAGACAAGGCCTAAATTTTGGTACCAACGAAGGTGGCAATGCTTGGTCTTATGGTTTTGAAATGCAGTGTTATTATTCTGATATTGAATTATTAGATCCAAAAGGCGAAGGAGAAGTTTTACGTAATCGTCCCGATGATAACATAAGAATCCAGATAGTAGAAAAAGTTAATTTTGGTAGTAAAAGAAAATTTGCCAGTCCTTTCGCAAAAGAAATCGCTGCAGAAGAAACTAAAATACCTCCGTTTGATTTTCCGAATTGGATTGAGGGAATACCACTTGTTGGGTGGGTTTTAGAAAGTTTGGTCAATTTATTTTTGCTTCCGTTTTCCGCGTTGATATCAGGTATTCTAAACGCAACAGCATATTCTTCTTCTAATAAAATATTAAGAAGCAGAGCGTATGAATTTTTATCAGTAGATGATGGGCTCGACGCATTTTCAGTAGCATCAGACGCAGATCCTAATAAACAAAAATCGCTAGATCTTAATGATTTTCCAAATTATGCAAAAACAACAGTATCTTTACAACCACTACCGCCGCAGGTGTACGCCTTAGCAGATTTACTTGGCACTAAACCTACAGAAACTTTAAAAAATGATTATGATGAAGTCATGTCTACATTCTATACTGACTTCTGTTCTATTATAGGTAATAACAACTCTGGATGGATGTATGGAGCAACATCTGATTTTATTCAAGAAGATGACCTTGAATATGGTATTGTTCAAGACGGGGAGTTTATTTTATATGAAGATTTAAATATAGAAGAAGAAGAAATGAGACTAGGAATTAGTAGAAATGAGTTTAAGCTTGGTAAAGAAAATGCAAGGGTGGTCTATTTGGATCCAACTATATTTGGCGGCACATTTACAAGACCACCTATACATGTTAAACCGCTGCGATATGATGGTTGGTGGGGCATGGTGCAAGCTTTCTTTCCCGGAGATACTGCATGTAAACCGCATGGTAAAAATCTAATAGACTTTGATGAAATTAAACAAATGATCAATAGGCATTACCCTACGTTGCCGGAAGATGAAAGGTTATATAATGATTTAGATTGTGTTAGGCAAGTCCCATTTGATAGAATTTTACCGCGACATGCTAAAATGAGCTTGTATACTTTAATATTAGCATCAATTAGAATATACGCAAGCACTCATATAATGAAAACTTGCGGAACATTTTCTGCTATCCAGCCTAAATTTCCAGACAACTTTAGTTCAATATATTCATCATACATAGTCGAAAGAATGGAACAAGATTTTAAAGATGCCCAGCCCGCTTTTTGGGAAGCTTTTAATGTGTTTAAAGATGAAGAATTTTGGTATGGATTCTTAGAACAATCGGTTGAATGCTACGACTTTTTGGTTAATGCTGGAGAGCTTCCGACTCCAGTGGGCGGAGGATATTTACAACGCTCTGCGGACACTATTAATAATCTGCAAACAAACTACGCTTATGCATACAAAACAAAAGATGAAAGAACTTACACTGATGAAAATGGTGTAAAAAGAAAACAAACTGTGCCCGGGCTGTGGGAATCTAAATTTACCGGTGAAGCTGGTGTGTTTGAAACATTAAAAAAATACCGCGAACGAAAAAATTTCGAAGGTATAAAAGCTGTAGAAGATCAAGCTAAACTTATCATGCAAGAATTAGTAAATTATGAATTAACTAAAATGGGTGAAAAGTTTGTAACTAATATGGCTAATAGCGGATTTGCACCTCAAATATTTGATTTAGACTACTGGTTGTTTGAGAATAAATGTGTTGGAAGTAGTATCAAGGTAGCAGGACCCAAATTGATAGATGTGCCAATTGGCCTCCCGACAAAAAATAATCCAGATCCATTTGGTGCTGGCCTGTCTTTCCCGGGCCCGTATTATACTCCCGGCGGTCAGTTTAGGATCTCTAATGACATTAATGAAAAAGACGAATTTGGTTACGGAGATGAATATGTGGGTTATTACCATATACATATGGATGATGATGGAAATGAGATATACATGGCCGGCGCAATTCATAGTGACACATCACACGATGTGATAGTACCAGTCGCTGATATTTTACAAGTAGCATCAGTTAAAACTGATATTGTGAGATACAGCCCAGATGATCCGTCAACGAAATTAACGGAGCTAGTAAAAGTAGTCAAGTCAAATCAACCAATCGGTGATGTTCCAGACTATCGTTCAGTTGGTACCTATAGCGCATCCAAACCATTTAAAATTGAAAAATATATATCAATCAATGGAACAAAACATGATATCTCTACTGCAACTTCAATTATAAGAGGTGGTAATGCCGAGGCTAGAATCTCTGAAAGATATCCGGGCAACCTAAAATTAATATACAATGAATTCGGATCCGAAGTTGGCATTGAAGGAAATATAGGAGTTAGACATGGTTTACAATTCTATTATAAAGGACAACCAGTAACCTCTGTTGAAGTTGATGCATTAGACTTTAAGTGTGGACAATTTCAACCAGTGCAGCCGAATAGTAAATTATTGTTATGCTTACTGAAACATTTAAAGAATGATCCAAAATACAAATTATTGATGAGCTATATTTTCTCAATGAAAAAAGTTACTGCCTCACTGGCCATATATAACGACATGGGATTTTTAGCTTCAGTAGGTGAAGTAACCCCCGGTAAAAAAGATGGTAAAAGATTTTTGGCGACTACATCTAGAACTGACACAGACGATTGGCTTTTCTGGAAAGCTGCTAGCACCAACCTGAAGAGAGATTGGATGAATAACACAGATTTTGAAGTTGTTAAAATGAAGCCCGGCTCTAGAGCTTACATAAAAACTATAGAATCTGAAAGTCAGATACCAAAATCTGGACCAGTTACTGACAAAATTAGAGAAACATATGGATTACCAAGTTATTGGGACGACCCTATAAAATATTCAAATCGCTCTTTTGACCCTGAAGGTAGTGGTTTGACCGGGAATGAAGGCTGGGAACACCCACAAGACAGACCATCATTTACACCATTTACTTTAAATTGGGATGAGTGGGATAGAATTCTTCTTAGGAATTGTAGAGCTGCAATCAAAAAATTATTTAGGCAAAGTTATTATGCAGCTGATGACAAACCCGGCTCTAGAGAGAAAGGACAAAGTCCAGCAAGAATAAAATTGAAAAACCTCAAAGCAAGACTTTTCCCAACTCCGGGAGCCGGTTTCTTGCCATGGTGGCAAAAAGGTAGAATGAGAGATAATCCTTATGATGCTGATGGTAATATGTGCGATGGTCCTGATATATTAGACTAATTGTGAAATAAAATTTTGAACGTAATAATTATTAAGAGCGACAGACTATGGGAAATTTAGCAGTAAAATTACCAATCACTAGAGATAGCATTAATGGATTTACTATGATAAGCAATTTAGATGTGCTTATAAAACAAAATTTCAAAATGCTAATTTTAACTAATCCCGGTGAAAGAGTCATGATTCCAGATTTTGGTGTAGGGATAACTCAATATCTTTTTGAGAACTTTAGTGACAGCACATTTCTTGATATTGAAAATAGAATAAAGCAGCAAGTAGCTAAATATTTACCAGTTGTTATTTTAGGTAGTATTAACTTTGATTCAAGCGACCAAGACGCTAATAAATTAGGAGTTAGTATTACGTATCAAGTACCAGCTTTAAATATTAAAGATTTATTACAATTTACTATTTAAAGGAGAGGCATTTAAATGGCAGATGATCAAAAGAAAATAATTCCGATTAATTATACAAATAGAGAATTTTCATCTATAAGAAAAGACTTAAACGAGATTGCGGAAAGATTGTATCCTGAGTCTTTTCAGGACTTTAGTGAAGCATCATTTGCATCGTTAATGATGGATGCTGTAGCATATGTCGGTGATCAGCTGTCATTTTATTTAGATTACAATGTAAACGAATCCTTTCTAGATACAGCATATCAATATAATAATATTCTTCGTCACGGGCGAGTTTTAGGATATAAGTTCACTGGCCGACCCAGTACGTATGGAGAAGCAGCTTTTTTTGTTGTAATACCTTCAACAACAACTGGCCTTGGTCCAAATTTAAATTACGCTCCAATTTTAAAAAGAGGTTCCCAATTTAGCACTACTACTGGTCTTAATTTTACATTAATGGACAATATAAATTTTGCTGAAGGTCGACACCCCACAATAGTTTATAAAACATCCGCTACAGGCGCTCCAACCCATTATGGTATTAAAGCGTATGGCAGGGTAGTGTCTGGGATTTTAACAACTGAGAGAGTTAATGTTGGGCCTTTTCAAAAATTTGCTAGAATTAATTTAACAACACCAAATGTTTCTGAGATTATTTCTGTGTTTGATTCAGATGGAAATGAATATTTCGAGGTTGATTACCTAGCACAAGACATGGTCTACAAAGAAATTTCAAATACTAATTATAAGAGTGATAATGTTGCTTCGATTATAAAACCTTTTTTGGTATCAAGAAAATTTACTGTAGAAAGAAATGGTCCCGTCGTAGCACTACAATTTGGTAGCGGTAAAGAATCTCAAGCAGATATTGTATCAGATCCACAATCGGTGTCAATGAATACCTTTGGTAAAACATATACAA